ATAGTTGTGTAAAAATATATCTAAAAATTCAGCGTCCGCATCAGAAGTAAATTCATAAACTAAAGACGACCAGTCGTTTGTTCCGTTAAATGTTTTTGTCGCTAAAGTATTAGAATCTGTGCCTGCTACAGCCGCATTATCAAATTGGATAAAACGAGCATAAACCGCGTTGTTAGCACAGTTATTAGTTTTAACCATTGCCGAAAATCTATATTCTGTTGATGGCTTTAATCTTATCGCATATTTCGCAAGACCAGACAAAGTGACATTAACAGGAGTAAGTTCTGCTCTAACATAACCAGATGCATTTGTGCAAGAAAGTTTTAATGATTTCCCTCCGCGATAAGCAACAGCACTATCAAACTCCGAGGATGTTGTGCCAACTCCTTGGTAGGCATACCAACCGTATTTTTCATCTTCTATCCAACCGTTTGATGTCTGAGTAACATCACCAGCTCCCAACTCAAACCCTCCATTAAATACCCCTCCTTTAGAGGCGGTGGAGATTTTAAGGTCGGTGGGTGAGATATTATTTAGATTGCCAAGAGATATTTTTTTTGTCACCCCTCCATTTACTATTGCCAATAAATCAGCAGAAGCAGGTGATAAATGTTCTGTTAGTTCGCTTATTTTTTTGCTCGGCATATTGTGAAGTGTTAATAATTTTTACAAGGGTCAGGCGCTTAACTAGTTCGTCCGACCCCTAAAAAACTACTAATTAGGAGGCACCGATTGTGACTGTCCAGGTAATTTTGAGAGTGTCGGCCGCGCCTTTGTTGATTGCGCCGAAAGTTGCTCTGGCCAATTCTATACCAGCCGCGGAACTGTTGAAAATTCCTGCTTCGGTAATTACTCCTGTGCCGTCAGCGGCCGCCCAGTCGCCAACGTAGATAATATCGTTATCATCTCCGCCTGCTCCTTGCGTTCTTGAAGTTAAGGCATTTCTGTCTATTTCAAACTCAAGCGCGGTATCAGTTGAAACCGGGTCAGTTGTTCCTGTTCCAATGGCCATATGGCTCATTGCGGTTTCATCTGGAGATGAAGATAATTGATCGGCAATGTGAGATTCGCCTACATTAACCATTAAATTATCTATATTTCTTTCTTCTTTTAGCTTTCCATCTGGACCGAATAGCTCAACGTGAAGTTTCCCCTTACGAGCTACGCGGTCGTTTAAATTATTTTCCATATAATTATATGTCTTTAATTAATTTAACCGCTTTTGCTCGCTCTTGGTTGCCCCCGGTAAACTTATCCATAATAAGAGTTTCCCCTTTTAGATAAGTCTTGCCGTTCTTGAACAATCCGGCCGGAGAGATAACCTCGTATTCCGCCTTACTTCCCAAAAGTTGGGATTGCAAAGCTGATGCTTCGGCTATCAAGTCTATGGGATTTTTTGTTTCGGCCATATGAGTGAGTTAATAAATAAGAAATGAGGGGCGATGGTGTTCTCGCCCCTCGCTAAACTAGGCAATACAATCTTCAATGAAATAACCACCGACATTACTGGTTAGTTTTTCATCTTGGCAGATTTCAACCTCGATGACTTCTTTCTTCATATCTTCCTCTCTCCATGTGCGCGCGCCCCAAGGGGTGTGTGCTGCACTGCTTACGCGGAAGATATAACCGCAAGAAAATTCATCTAATGATGCCGCTTCGGGAACATAGAGCATAACAACGTGCTTGCCCCATACATCGGTTAATGTTTGGGTAGCGTTGCCCTCTTTATTGGTATTCTTGCTGCACTTCGGAATCATAACTTTCATATTCCAAAGCTTAGGCGGCAAATCTCCATCAACCAATAAATCGGCGTGAGTGTATTTTATTAAATCTCTAATTTTCGAATCCTTTTTAACGACCTTAGCGACTGCGGACGGAATGATTATGACATTCGGCTCATAACCGCCAGTCTGGGTGCGGACAGCTTCCTTTCCGACATCGACACGTGCTTCGATAGTCGATACAGCGACAGTGTTGTCATATCCAGCGTTATTCCATTGCTGGGTGCCTGATAATTGAACTCTGTTTGTTGAAGCCCAATTTCCCTGTGTGGTTAACAAAGAAGCTACGCGGATTTCCTGATCTAACATCAAGATATCCTTTACTCTCCGGGATTTTGAAGAACGGAGATTGATTACGCTATCAGCGTTATCTACTTGACGATCGGTGACTTCAGTATTTAGAGCATATTCCTCTGCGGAATAAGTGCTAGTCGATAAAGAGAAACCGAGAGTTTTGGAACGAGTTCCATCAGCGCGCATGGTGCTGTCAGGAACTCTGAATGCTTCACCCTTGTTCCATTCGTAGTATTTATCGCTCTCTTTCTTAACTGTGACGATAGGAAAGATTTGTTCAGCGATCATACCCTGCGGATGGTATCCTAACAAAATGTTAGATAAGGCGGCATCAATATGAACTTCATTTACTTTAGGCATATTAATGTAAGGTTAATTTATAAGTGGTGTTTTCGCCGCACTTAGTGAGCGATGACAAACGGACGGATTAATACGGAGATAATATCGCCGCCTGCTCCTGCCGCTTCTAAGGCAATACCGATAACGTGTTCGGTTGATGCCGCTGTTCCGGTCCAAGTCGAGGAAATAGCTGGAACTGTTGCTACGCGACCGGTTGTAATAACGCCGACTAAATAGTCGCCCTTATTGATAGCCGCGTTAGCGACTGCTTTTGACACACCAGCTACGCAAACACCGACAGCTCCACCGGCAACAGCAGTTTGCTGAGTAATACCGACTGGTTTATCGTTGTTTCCATCTGGTAAGTCTACCTGTCCAGCATTTGTGCCTAATTCTACAACGACAAATTTTTCAGTCATTGCATTTTCGGCCACAAACGGAACTTCTAACAATTTAATTTCGTGAGCCATACTGGTAGAATTTTATTAATTAAATGAGCTTATTATTTGGCCAGCTCTTTTTCAGCCATTACTAAGGCATTTTGATATTCTAGTTTACTATCAGATGCCATTAATTCTTTCGCTTTCTTATCGAGATTGAAAGAATACTCATCAACGCCTTTAGGGGCCGCGCTACCATCGTTGTTTGCGAGTGCAGCTTCTCCAATCTCGGAGAATAATTTTGCGCTCGGCATCAAGTCGATGATTTCGAAGAACTTAGTTGCTTGATCAGAACTTAAAGACATAGCGAAATCAGTTGCTTTATCTTTTAAGCTTGCAGGCAATTTACCCTTGTCGGCATTATTTTCACTATAAATGAAACCATTTATTTTTTCAGACATTTCCATTTTCCTTAATTTCTCCGTAGCTAGTAAACCAGCGGCAGCATCATCTTGAAGCTTTTTAATTTGCGCTTCACTCATCGTGTTGTTGCCTTTATTTTTATTCGCTTCTGCTTCTTCTGCCGCCTTTTTATCGGCCTCATCTTTAATCTTTTTATCAGATTCTTCCTTTTCTTTTGCTTCTTTATCTTCTCTTTCTTTCTTTTGTTCATCAGTTTCAGCTGGTTCGAGTTCTTTAAACTTAGTTTTATCTGCTTCGTCTAACTCGCTAAAATGAGAAGTAATGAATGACTTCTCGTCATTACTTAAATCAGCGAAGATTTTTTTTGCGATTTCTTTTAAATCCATATGTTTGTAAATTAATTTTTCAGACAGCACGACTGGATTCAGACCTTTAAAATACGGCCTGTTAGTCAGCGCACCACCTATTAAAACATTATTATATAATCTTCGGTCCTCCGGGTCCTCGTATTGGAAGTAGAACTCTGGACTAAAAAAACGATAAATCGCGTTTTTAATCAGTTCTCGACCTTTGGCGTTCCACTCCACCATTCCGAAAAGTCCCTCATTACCTTTATTAATTAATTTTTTAATCCAACCAGTCGCCCCTTTATCAGAATAATGTTCTTCATCTATCGGCAGACCGACTGTCGCGCTATGCGCGCGCAAGCTATTGTTAAAATTATTAACAAAATCTTCTTGTATCTCTGGGGTTATTTCTACCATGCCATAACTTGGATGATTCCATTTTCCCGGCTTTAAAAGCATTAATTCATAACCACCATCTTTTTTTTCAGCAAACGATAAATCGATTGGAACTAATGTTCTAATCGCTTGGTTTTCTTTAGCTGTTTTTAAATCTTTTGGCATATGGTTTAAAAAAAACGCACCGGATTTTGTCCGATGCATTTTTAGAGAGTTGGATCTCCAAACAAATCACGGACTAACTTGCTTATTGACCCTCGAGAAATCAACAAGCGTGTCCGATGCATTTTTAGAGTATATTATTTTTTTATTTTAGCATAATTAATGTTTTCATTGCCTTTTTCTTTCTTAATTAATTTTACCATATCTTTACTATACTGTCTAATTTCTCCGTTGTTTTCCTGTGAGGTATAATCTGCGCGCCGGATTACTCTGCTTGTGACGTGTCCTATCTCAATATCAGTATCAACATAAATCTTAAATCCTAGTTCTCTGGCATCGCGACAGAAGTTAAAATCCTCCCCGGTCTTTGAAAAATAGAAATAAGGATATGTCATTTTCTTTAAAACTTCGGTGCTTATCAGTATTGCCCCGAAACCGACTGCATCTGTGACCATTAACCCCATATTGCACGCATCAACGAACGTCATGGCTTCTGTTTCCTCTAATTTGGGGTCTTTGACGAATATGCAGGGATAATGAGGAGATGTCCTGCGATAGGCTCTCACGCCCACTACGGGCCGTTTGTAGAGCAATAGGGTATGAACTATGTCCTTATCAAAGACGTGGTCGCTGTCTATCATCATTAAATGAGTAAATCCCTCGTCTATGGCCATTTTAGCCAGGGCATTTCTAGCTTCATGAGTGACCATGCGCGGCACAGTTCTTATTTCCCATTTAGTGCTTTCTAAATTTGAAGCAATAAACATCGCTAACTTAATAAAACTTTTAAATGGACTGTCGCCAGGCATATCATCATACGTTCCGGTATTAGGCAATCCGATTAATACTTTTGCCTCGGACCAGGTCTTTTTGCAATAAGTTTCCCAGTTGGCCGCATCTTCTTCGCTTACGTCTTTTTTAAAGATTTTTTTAATGTTTAACATTGGTGTTTATTTTAAATTATCAATAACCTTTTGCATGTCCTTAATCGCTTTTTTATGGATTTCTATGCGATTAGGATAATTTCCATCTTTTTCGTATTTCTTTATCTTATTTTCTCGATTGGCTATTTCCTTGACGTATTCAGTTTTTACAAAATCAGAAGCAACACTATCTTTAGTCAACTTAGGCATTTTTAATTGCTTAAAATCGTTAATGCTATCGTATCTGTCAAGCAATGAATTCGGCGCACCGGTTATTTCCGGCAACTCCGATTCGTCTTTCATAATTTCAACCCATATACCGCGGCAATTTGAATGGAATTGGTCCTCTCCTGTGAATGGATCATCAACGCTAAATGTTCGACCATCTAAACTCATGCAGAAATTGCACGTTCTATCGTCAAGTAGTTCCGAGCGTTGGAGAGCATGGATATCATTCTTATGGGTCATCTGCGTTAATCTTCGGCCGCCATTAATAGACCCGGAAGCAATTATTGAAGCGGTATTTTTGCTTACTTCTTTAATCGCCGCGGCCATAACCTTTTCAACTCTGCCGATTGCTTTTTTTGGCTCTGTTCCTTTAGAGATACTATTAATCGTTTCTATCTTGGCTTTGGTCATTATTCTGGTTTCGTGATCTTCAACAATTAATCCGGCCTGCACTTTTAATCTATCCATTTCTTCCTTTGGGCTTTGGGGTGGGGTCACTTTAATTTCGGCTGCGACTGTATTCTTTCCAAAATTATAAAGCTCTTTCATTTTCTCAAATATCTGGTCTTTATATTTACCGGTATAGCTTAACGATATATCCTGAATTGCTAAATAATCTTTATCTTTAATGGCTCTTTCAAACTTTTTTAAAAGACCTTTTTGTTCTTCCTTTAGAGCTTTTGAGAGCAACGCTTCAAATTCTGCTTCTTTCTTTTCGAATTCTTTTTTTAAATTTCCGAAATTAACTTTTTTTTCCGCAAATGTATATTCGCGATATGGTTTAAATGTTTCGCTTAACAAATGCAAATTTTTTTTTTGACCCTGATCGTTAAATAGGGTATTGTCCATCTCGGCCAATCTTTCTTTTCTGTCGGCCATCATATCTTTGACTTCCTGAATGCGGTCTTTTATTTCCTTTCGCTTGCTCGGACTATCAGTGCTATCGTATTGTTTTTCCAATTTCTCAATTCTTAACTGGTCTTTTTCTACGCGCTTCTCCAGTCTTGATTTTCTAAGTGCGGCCTTTCTTTCCTTAATTGGCGCATTAATATTATCCTTTGCGCCTTTTTGTCTGTCTTTTTCCGCTTTTATTCCCTCTTTTCCAGCCTTAATCATTTTTTGAATTTCCGCAATTTTATCTTTAACGCTTTTATTAAACGCCTTTTTAGTCTTAGTGTCCTTTATCAATGCCGACTTTGTTCTAAAGTTTTCAACTACTGATTTTAATTCGTCTATTCTGCGTTTGGCATCGGCAATACTATTTCCGCTATTTTCAATTTGAGTGACATCGGCCGAATGACCTTTGCTTGCCCAATAATCTTTTAATGCCTGGCTAATTTTTTGTTTAGTATCGACACTAACCGGAGCCTTAAACATCATTTCGTCTTTTAAGGCTTCGTTAAACTGCCTTATATCTTCGTCATCCTCTTCGCTCATTGTTTGTTTGATTTCTGCTGGTTGCTCTGGCTCTCCCTCTCCGGCAACATCAACACTTAATAATTCCAATTCGGTTAATAAATTTTCTGTTTCATTATCATCTTCGTCTTTTTCTGGCTCGTCAGGTAAGTCCATTTCTTTTCGGATATACTTCTCATCATTCGTATTAAGCTTAATAATATTTGCCCCAACTAAAGTATTAATGGCGGTAGCAAACTTAACTTTATCAATCGCACCTATTTCATCAACTTCAAGCGTAGGATATTCCTTTGTTCCGGGCCAGTTAATATCGCACAACTGTTGAATAGCATATTTGTTAACAACGTCTTTAATATTCTTAGCAATCGCCTGTAAACTATCATAAAAGAAATCGCTTTGATCTTCGCTTAATGAATAACTACCAGATGACCCGCCTGCGCCCAACATTAAGAATTGAGCCAAGACATTCAAGACAATCTGTCTGTTATGATATTCGATACTTGATTTCGGGTCGCGCACCTTATTCGCGCCCATATCCATAAACCCTATTTCATATCCCTCCGGGTAAACGACATATGCTTTCTCATTAGCTCTTAAATTTTTAACTATCTCAACGGCATCAGTTTTATCTTTAGGAGTATATCCTGACGGCAATTTACAGTATGGCACGCCTAATCCTTGACGTTCGAATGCCATCGCATCTATCTGCTCGAATACGTCTTTAAAAAACCAAGACTTATAAGCCGATCGAAGTATCGAGATTCCCTCCCAATTATCGCCCTCTTTTTCGTTAGTAAAAATTAATAACTTCTCTATCGGTATTTCGACAGATCCTTTCGAGTTAGTCACCTGCGTTATTCCGTCTTTCTGTGCTGCTATCATTTTCCAAGATTGGACTGTCCGCGGATGGCGTGAAGCAAATTTCTTCCATCCAATATATTGCTTGCCCTCATATTCTACATATCCAAATACCTTTTCAAAAACAAAAACCCCATAATCAAGCATTAATAGGGCTTCCCTTATAAAATCATCCCATGTTGTCGACATGGCTTCTTTCAAATTGTATTCAATAAATTTAGCTTGCTCTATTTGTAAAGCATCTTCTCCGGCCGGCTTGACATACCAATTAGCCGAGCGTAAAGGTAATTTAATAACTTTAAGCGATGCGGCTACTGTCGCATCTCCTTTTCTCATTTTATCGTAAACAGAATATTTACTTGTTCCGCTTAGGTCAGAATTATATTCTTCTCCCGATATCATTCCGTTGTAAATAGTCGTTCCAGTATCTCCTAACTCCGAGTTTAACGCCGGAGCTTTTTCTGGTGTTTCTTTAAAAAGTCCAAATAAAGCCATATTGTTTTAAAAATGTTTTTGATAAATGTCACTGGTGTTTTGTTCGGTCGCCGACTCTACGAATTCGGCCAGCGATGCGATTGATATTTTAATTCCCTTAAAACATAGCCCAATTGACCAGAAACTATCGCCATGACCCTCGTGAGTTTCTACGGCCTGTAAATCGTTAGTCACCTGGAGTATCTGCCTTATCATGCGTTGATCGTTCTGTAATTCGATATATTCTTGATTAACACCCTTTTCAAACTCGGTTGCCATTGAGTATTTATCCTTGCTTGTAAATGTGACCAAGACTATTTCAGGAGCTAACTCTTTCCGTTCTTCCAATGTGGTTAATTCTCCTCGAGTGTTATCACAAAATACTTTATCTATTCTAAATGCCTTAATTGCCTGTTTAATATAGCTGATTTGCGTTGGCTTATCGGGATTAAATTGCTCATCGTCATTGCCGGCATAATCCCAGTTGTCAAAAAATACCTGATGTATTTGTATGGCTTTCTTTTTTCCGTCAACCATTCTCACTTGAAAAACTGTAAAGTGCGCCGGGTGTCGTTTCTTTCCTAAATCCCAGCCGCCGATTGTATCAAAATTCTCTGGTCCTTTAATCGTATCAAATATTGACCGATTAAGCAAACTAGGATTAACAACTTTATTTAATTCTTCTTCCGTAAAAAAACTATTCTCTGAATAAACCGGGGAGCATAGATATTCCTGATTATAAATCTTCTGCCCTCGGGTTGATTTTCTGATTTGTAATTCTTCCCATGACATATGTTCTGGCCATAATGCTATTTTATTGACCGGGTCTTTCTCGGCCGGCTGAACTAGCAACGCAAACTTCTTTTTCATTTCGATATCAAAGAAGAAATCTGATGTTGTCTGTGGTGTTCCGCTTATCTTACAAAAGCCTGTTCTCTTAGGCATATCCAATATCTGCGTTTTAATGATTTTATTAATCTTATCTATTTTGGTTAAAATCATTTTATTATCCGGATCTTGAAAAGGGTCGTCTACATATACGCCATCGCAGTGAATACCGCGCTTAAAGGCGAGTAGGCCATGCGGTTGCATGGTTATTGAAGTATATTTAGTCGTATAGTCGCTGTAATCCCAACTATAAGCTATTACCGATTCGGCCGTTGGCTTTAAATCTTTACATTGCGCGAAGTATGGATTGTCAAAAATAAGTCTTTTAATCTTTCCAATATGGTAGCCGGCCATTGAGTCTTGATAGGAAAAATAATGATATTCCTTATTCTCATAGGCATGCTTGAATAGTCGCCACATAAAATCGGCATATAATCCTGTTGATTTGAAATGATCTCTGGCAGATACTCTCATTGACCACTCGTGTTCCTGCATCCATTCGCAAACTTCGTCTATAAAAACCCCTCTAATAAAAACCGGAAATGACAGCGCAAAGACATTATGGACAAAATATTTAAAATCAATCTGCGCCCTCGCTATGTCCAACAGCTCCGGGCAACTCTGGGATAATTGGCTCAACGTCAACGATTCTTCGATTGTTGGCTGATTTAAGTTTTCTTTGCTGTTCTCGTTCATCTTTTAATAATTTTAATACTTGAGCGACATTTGTATATTTAACATCCAAAGTTCCAGCGTGCCTTTCAAATACTCCGGCATCAAACTGTTTTTCTAAAAGCATATTGAAATGCTTGACCCGGGTATCAAGGGCAATAATCTTTGCCATGTCTACTTTCGATGTCTTTGATATTTTTAAAAGTTCCTCGCTTGTTGCACTGATAAAATCTTCAAACTCGGCAATCGCTTTCTTTGCGGTTGCGTTGTTATATCTCGAATATTTTTCACGCCTTATTTTTTTTATCAGCTTACTAATATAATCCCGGTGCAGTTTTATTCCGTTATCAACTAAAACATCGTGAACTTGCTGTATGCTGACATCCGGTTTAGTTATTAATATTTTTCTTATTCTTGATATAAATTCTTTTGTCTTGTCCTCTCCGTATGTCATAAAATTAATCCATTCCAAAATTATCGCCGTATCCCTCAAACTCATTACCATGCGCTCTCTTGTCGCGGCCGAACTTATCTTTTAATTCTTCCATTCTTTCGTGCGTTATAAAAAAATCACATAAGGAATTAGAGCAGGTCACGCCTGGGTCACTAGCGTTCAAGCTATTACCGCATTTAGGGAAATCATCATCGGCTAAATTTTGCCAATCTAATTTTGTCTTAGGCATATTACTGCTATTATCCTTTAACTAATTAATTTTTTCTTCTCCCCCTCTTTACTAATCTTAAATAAAATATTATCTTTTGTCTACCTCACAGGATTATCTACGCATCTTCGGTTTCTCTCCGCCTTATAGATATAATTCCAGTATTCTTCGTCTGTCATTCTCACTGCCCATAAAAACAGTTTCCAGCTCAAATAACAAACTATATCCCTTATTACTCCCTTGAATGATTGCTTGCCCATAAAATTAGTTATTTTAAATTATACGTAGCTTTCTTTAAGTTCGCTTTCTAGGTCTTTTATGCGGTGGGATTCTCTCCTGAATCTCATTCCGCTTTTGTTTAGAGATATCCGGTTGCTCTTATGATGTTTCCGGTGGGGATATCCCTCAAATAATTGCCCGGATTTTAAGAGTTGCCTTTTAAATTCGTTAAACTGACAATATCCTTTTTTGTTTCCCATATCCTCTAAGCCTTAATAGATTTTTCGTCTTTTTCCTTTCCATCTTTACGGTTTAAAGTGACGGCTAGCTCTCCGATATCTAGTTTATCAAATTCCTGCTCGTAAATTTGGCTTACTTGATCTTCTAAATACTTCGGCTTTCCGTCTGTTCCGCCGGTAGGGTTTTCTAATGTTCTCCGGCGTAAAACTCTGACAATAAATTTCTCCTCCATAAATTTTATGTTAATTATTAATTATTTCTACCTCTACGCGAGGATTTGCTCTATCCATTTCTCCGGTTCGATATCTTGTTTCCTGAATATAGTTATCGTTGTCATCGGCTATGCATCCGTAAAAAGTTAAGGCATCGCAGAAAAACTTCTCGTGAATTGATAAAACATTTGACCGGTCCACTCTACGCTTGCTTCCCCAATAGAGCGTAAAGATTAAAGTTATCTTCCCTGTAAATTTTAGACTTTTTAAAGTATCTTCCATACATTCTTTGTAAACTTCTTTGATTTGATTGCTGACAAAAAATTTCCAGTTGCGATAATAATTTAAATTTAAGGTGCATTTCTTGGCCGGCTTAGTCTTTCTGGGGAGATAGACCGCTAGCGGAAGTTTGATTATCATAGTTCTTTAAAATTATTACTGCATAATATTTTAATATCTGCTCTGATTCTTTCCTCTGACCAATCCCACCATTTTAGCTCAAGCAATTTCTCTATCATTTTATCGTCAAATCTCTTGCCTATAATTCTAGCAGGATTTCCGGCTACTACCGCATAGGGCGGAACATCCTTAGTCACTACCGCGCGCGCTCCTATTACCGCGCCATCGCCTATATTTACTCCCGATAAAATAGTCGCCCCATAGCATATCCACACGTCATTGCCTATTATCACATCGCCCTTGCTTCTTTCGCATTCTGGTATTTCGGCAGCTTCTGGCCAATCTCCTGGAAACGCAGGGAATGGATATGTCGTTATCCAATCTTTGCGATGTTCCCGGCCGAGAAGAATGACGACTTGATCAGATATCGAGCAGAATTTACCGATAATTAAATTGCCGGCGTTGTTCCCCTTGATTATTGTCGGGTGGCCGTATGTATATTTACCTATTTCCATAATTAAATTATTAATCCTTTTTAATATTTCGCCAATAATTTAAAATGGAACATAAGATTTCTGATTGTTTCAATTTTTTGCCAGAGGGAATTAAAAGAGGATTTTCGCTCTCTTTTTCTAAGCACTCCCTAATAATTTTTTCTTCGTCCTGCGAAACAGTAAAGACAATAGTTCTTTTATTAATAGTTTCTTCTGCCTTGTCTTGAAAAATGTTAACCAATTCGTCATCAGAAAATCCTATAAGTTTCAAAAAGTCTTGGTCAAAATTTAATAATTTGTTTAAATCCCAATCGCCAGAATTTTTATTAAGCCTGATATTCAATTCCTTTTCTTCTTCCTCGCTTAACTGTCTACTTGGAACGCGGACATCTATCTCCTCTATCCCGATTTCGGCTAAAACTTTTATTCTCTGATGGCCGCCAATTATTCGATTATCTAAATTAATAATAATCGGGTCTGCCAAATTAAACTTTTCAAGACTATTCTTAATCTGCTCTTTCTGCTCGTCTGATAATTTTCTTGGATTATAATCAGCCGGTATTAATTCAGATACTTTTCTGACTTCATTTTTCCAAATTATATTTTTTTCCATATAATTAAAAAGGAAAATTACTTACATCTATGGCATTCTCGATTTCTTCTTCTGGGAAGTCTATCGGTGCTTCCTGCGTTGCTTGCTCTGGCTCTTTCGGTTTTTGTTCTGGTGTCTTTGCTGCTGGTGTCAAAAATTCAAAATTATTTACTATCACCTCGGTCGCGTATCTCTTTACTCCGTCTTGCCCGGTCCAATCTCTCGTCTGCAATTCTCCCTCGATCATAACCTTGCTGCCCTTTTTTAGATATTTGGCAAAAACTTCTGCCAATTTACCCCAGACGACAAAATTATGGAACGACACTTTTTGCTGTTTCTGGCCTTTGTCGTCTGTCCATGTTTTATTTGTCGCTATCGCTCCGGTGGCAACCGACTTTCCGCTTGGGATAGTTCTTAATTCTATGTCGCGCGCTAGGTTGCCAATCAATGTTGCTCTATTCATATGTTTTGACGATTGTTAAATTCATTAACTTGTTTTTAAAACTAATCCTTTTTTCTAATTGAGTCTGCTTAAAACAAAACAAACTTTTTATTCTTGCCAGATAACCAAAAATAGTTATCGGCGGAATAAAAAGTAAGGCGTGGTTTTTCACTCTTGTTCTTACAATTTTTAAAATTTTGTTGTTGCCGTTGTGGTTAATCCAGCGGCGATGTTTAATCATTTTTTTTGTCATATTTGTATAATAATATTATATCATTTGTGAAGTTCTTTATCAAGGACTTTTCCCCAAATTTTAGCGATATTTTCCATACTGTATTGCTCTATCATAAACGGCCTAATTTCCTTAACATTTTTCTCCCTTAAATCAGGATTTCTAAATTTTATCAGGTCGCTTAACCAGCCTTTTTCGTCATTTACAAGTCTATCTATACATGGAAGTCCTAAAATATAAGCCATTACAGTTTTATTGTTGCTCTTTACGGCGTATCCTGGCATATCTAGGCGAGGATTTAGCACGATGTTTCCCTGTCTGACATGGTCATTGACCGTATCAACTCCCCAGATTATAAATTTAACCCCTATTTTTTGGCTCTCTACCTGCCCTCTAGCGCGTTCATCAGCAATAATGGTTAATGTATCGCCTTTTCCTGTAATGCGCTCAAGGGTGGGCAAAATAGCCTTTAGGCTGGCGATTGTTCCAGAGTTCCCATACCAGATATAATGCATTGGCTCAACTTTATTAATCGGTAATACTTTTATTTCGTTTCCCTGTTGAAAATAATGCACCTGGCCGTAATAATCAAGATCGTGGCCGTCTGGTATTTTATAGCATATTTTATCGGGAAAATTCTTTTGCACCCATTTCTTTATTTGGTTAGTTGAGGCTATAACAAAGTCCATTCGTTCAATCATTGCTTTTAGCTCATCTTCTCGATGCAACCACTCGGCATCGCATAAATCTAGGGATAATTTAATATCAGGGTTAATCTCTTTCGCAATTTTAGCTACTTCCTGAAATTTAGAGTTATAACATTTTTGAAAAATTACTAAATCATAAACTGATAACTTCGCACCCGTATCTTCGGGAGCCATCATACTAGCTCCAATATATTTTGCTGGCCACTCTGCCCGGATTCGCGCGCTGGCAGAATACCGCAGATGCGGACACTGGATATAAAACGGAACAAATAAAATCCTCTTATTCTCTAATTTTTTCATAATACATTTTTTTATTGATTTGAAGTTCTTCGTCTTTCTGCGACCTCGGTCTATTAAGCGCATTGTGGTCGTGATAAATAATTGCCGTATATAAAAATTCAAACTTAATTCCTTTCTTATCTAACAACCAAGCAAAATGCCTATCCTCTAAGCCATAACCGACAAACTCCTCGTCAAATCTGACATCGTTTAAATCATCTTTCCAAATGGCAAATGACCCGGATGAAAAATGATGCCAGATAAAATTATTATCTTTTGCCCTCTGCCAATAAAGTTGAGGCCGGCCATCTTCCAAGTCTTTTTCCGGGTCAAAATTATCGACATTTTTCTTTAAACTTTCAGGCAGACTGCTTCTATACCCAACCGAGCAATATCCTATTTTAGTTTTTTTGTATTGCTCTATTAATTTAGGATGTGGCAAGCAGTCGTCATCGGCAAAAATAAGTAAATCACCTGTCGCAGCGTTAATCCCAAGATTTCTTGCTTTGGCCGGAGTCGCCGAATTATAACTTTTGGTATTGACATACTTCTGAATATGTCCGCACTTCAAAAAACTTTCGGCCATTATGTTTGTGCTATCGCCAGAGCCATCATCGGCAACCACTATTTCGATGTCATCGTCCTTATTTAATATTTTTTGAGAGTTAATTAAGCCAATATGATAGGCCAGGCTGTCGGCTCTATTATAAGTTAAAATGATATAAGAGATTTTCATTTTATTTTATTTCTTTAATCGTTGCCGTAGATTTTCTAGGATTTCCAATTACGATATTAGTAATTATTTTATATTTACATCCTGATTTTAAAACTGGATATGGCTTTTCAAATTCCACCTTACTCAATAATATTCCATCTTCACAAAACGAGTAAATTGCATGATCTTTAGCCATATTATTTTAAAATATAAAGTATTAACGATAATAAAGATGCATCTAAAATTAATGCAAAAAAAATTAAAAATAATCCTGCCGACCAATCCCACTGCCAAAGATTGCAATCAAATTCTTCACCTCTCCTAAAACTACCTATTAAAGCTAAAATGATAAACATATTATTTCTTTTTATGGCAAACTCCAACAATGAAGATGCCGCGTTTATTTAAGCCCTCTAAATTTCCTTTTACTCGTTCGTAGTTAACCAGTTCTATACCCTCTTGGATATATAATTCCTCGTGATCGAAGTATTTAGTTATCAGCTCATAAGCTTCTAAAAATGTGTAAACTACTTTATGATATTTGCTCGGGTTGCAAAGAGGGATTGAATAGACGAATCTGCCATCATCTTTTAAGCAATCTTTAATACCCTGTAAAAATAAATTAGGGTCATTAAGGTGTTCTATCGTTTCAAAACTGGTTATTAAGTTGAATTTAGAGTTTTCTATTAATTCAAAATCACTTAAATGACCAAATAATTTTTTATCTAATTGTTCATTTTCAAAATTAATTTTATAAATAGTTCCTATCATTCGTTCTTCATTATTCAGAAGTTCAATAGTAAAATCTACGGCCTCCTGGCTAACATCTGCTCCTGATAAATTCGCTCCCAACATCCCCATAACTTTAAGCCCATATCCCGATCCGCAAGCGACATCTAAAATACGGCCGACTTTGGCATATCTGGTCGCAAAGGCATAACGGATTAAATGCTCGGACATTGTTTGCGCGTGACAAGTTTTGTTAGGGACGCAACGTTCCCCAGTAAAAGTTAAATCGTTAATCATATATTTTTATTTAAGAATTCTTCTAATTGTTCTTTGGTATTATTTAATTTACCATATCTTTGATGAAATTCTAGATGTGATTCCTCTGATAAGGTGATTCCGTTATCAATAGCAAATCTAAGTTCGGGATATTGAGCGAAATTTTGAATATGATGAGTTCGTAATTTTTTACCTCTTATTCCTGTTTTCTGGCAAGTCCAATTGTCGCGTGCTAGAACTGAATTTCTCCATAATTCATATTCTATCGATGTTCTGATTTTTATATTTTCAGGAGTGATACCGCCTTTCCAGTTAGGATGTTTTTTTCCTTTAAACGCTTTACTTATTTTCTTTTTTGTAATATCTGTATGATGTTTCCCTTTTATCCACGGAGTATTACCCATATGTGATAAACTCATCCTTTCTCTTGCTGTTTCTGAAAAATATCTACCTCTACTTGATTTACCAATTTTAACCCTAGCCGATTTTGAAACAGAATGCCCCATTAATGCTTTTCGTATTTTATCTGATCTCGCTACTGGATTTGTGAAGACTCCTTTGGGCATATGTTATATTTATTATTAAACCTTTCTCTATTACGAGCTTTATAAAAACCCGCGTCTGGTATTGTATTCAAAGTTTTTGATTCGTAGTGATGTATCAGAATATTATTGACCGACATCGCAGGATGTCCTGCTTTTTTTAATCTTTCCCACAAATCAGTATCTTCATACCACAACATCCCGAATTGCTCGTCTATAAAAAAACCCTCCTTAGGTTTTTCTAACTTAGGCATTGTTTCGCGCCTAAACATAAAGAAAAATCCTTTGCCACCGGATACTATCTGTTCGGGGATAAAACGCTGTTTAAGTTCAAGCTCGTGCCAATTATCTGGCATTGTTAATCTGGTAAAGGCCGGGCTTAAACACCATATTTCAGGGTGCGCTTCCATTACGGCGAGCATTCTTTCTAAACAATCGTTCCCGATTAAAATGTCGTTATTTAAAATTGCTATAATTTCTCCCCTTGAGTCCTTTATCCCAATATTCCAAGCCTTTGCAACACCGAGATTTTCTCCATTTCTGATTATTCTTATTTCTCTATGAATTTTATTATAAAAATCTTCATTACTGTCATCAAGTTTTTCCAGCCAATCAAAATACTCCTGCATTCCTGGCTCGGTGCTTCCATTGTCGACAATAACTATTTCATAATCAATCTTTGTCGTCTGCTGAATAAGACCGATTATTTTCTGGGTGAAAAAAAGGTTGTTAAAAACTGGCAAAATTATACTAATCATATTTGGGCGTGAGTTCAATTTTGTAATTTACAAAAAGGAATTTCATTTGATTAATTCTTCAACTACATTTACAACGACTCCATTGCCGCATAATTTATAGCGCTGGGAGTCGGATATTTCTTTTGCGTTACCTATTTGTCCAGGGCATATTGAGTCCTCCATAAAATCACCAATCGCTGTCCATCCGTCAGGGAGCCCCATTAATCTTTCGCATTCCGTGGGAGTTAAGCGGCGAATACGAGTGTCTTGAATTGTGTGTTGTTGCATTCCAGTGTCCAGGGTATTTGCTATTCCGTGGCCGAATCGGCCACGGCGTGTCTTGCTATCTATAACGGATAAATTAATACTGTCGCCCGGTTCTGCGATGGCATATCCTTGTTTAGTGGCTTCGGGCACCATGATTTTAATGTCATCTTTATCACTTAGTCTTCGGGATGGTGCCACCATCCCGACTTTCCATGGTTCAGTGCTACGACCTCTAATTATAGCAATCTTTGTCATTACACCCCCCCCCTGTTCCTGTTGGAGTGGTTGGAGCAATTCCTTCGGGACAGTAGACTCGTCTAATGGATTCATTTCGTTTGAGCCAAGTTTCTGAATTAAGTTCTCCGACAACTTTGATTTTATTTTCATCGTCTGTTCCTCGCTCAAAAAATACTTCTCTTGGACATCCGTCTCTAAAACCGACGACAAAGATACGCTCTCGGTTTTGAGGGACACCGAAGTCTTTGGCGTTGAGAACTTGCCACCAGAGAGAATACCCTGCTTCGGCCATTTCATTGAGGACTGCTGAAAAATCGAATCCTCTATTGCTAGACAAAGCCCCTTTAACATTCTCCCAGATAAAATATTTAGGTCTTTTTTCCATGACTGCTCGCATGTATTCATAAAAGAGTCCACTCCTAGACCCATGCAGGCCAGCGCGCTTGCCAGCGATTGATAAATCCTGACACGGGCTTCCGCCTGTAAGCAAATCAAAGTCGGGAATTTTAGACCAGTCGATTTTTGTAATGTCACCATAGTTTTTAATTTTAGGCCAGTGATATTTAAGAACCGCTGACGCGTATTTGTCGATTTCACTGAATCCGATTGTTTCAAAAGTATCCCCCAATCCTGCCTTTGCGTTAAGGTCCAGCCTGCGCGGTTGCTCGCTGGTTGTATCCTTTGTTTTAGATTGCTGTTTTTCTGACTGAAGTATATTTTGTAATGCGAGTGAAAATCCGCCATAGCCACTAAATAAATCAAAATGAGTTAATTTCATATTCGTTTAATTTTTCTGCTAAATGTTCCAAGCGTTCTTTCTAAGATTGACTTCCAGTGCCTATTTTCGTGTGCGCCGGGAATTAAATAAACCAAATCTTCAATCTGCTGTTTTAATTCCTTGACCTCGCGGCCGATAATTTTACCCTCTAAAGTTTGGCGGATTAATTCCTGCCAGTCGTTTCTAAATCTTTCTGGACTAAAATAGTGCATCGCGGTTTTTCTTCCCTCTAAACCAATCTTGCGCGCTTTTTCGGGATTACGTCTTAACCATTTTAATATCTCAACGGCTTCTTCCACACTATCACCTGATATTAAAAATCCGTTTTTACCATTAACGATATATTCATCCCAATCATGATAAGGCGTGCTGACGACTACACATCCGGCAAGCATCGCTTCGGTCCGGGAGCGCGGCATTGGGCTGTGTCGTGTCGGATTAAAGCAAATTAGGCTCTCGGCCAGATATTTCCGATATTCTTCGTAGCTTCTGCACCTTATTTCCTGGCCGATATGAACAATGCCAATTTGTTCTTTTACTTTTTTAAAAAAATCTCTGTTATGATATTCGCGCCAGCCATCTTTTAACGGATTATTCGCTTCTTCCCGGATTGTCGTAATTATTCTATTTTCCTTTTTTTCCACTGGCTTAAAATCTACCGCGCTTATTCCGTGAATAATACATTTCCCAAATCCCCATTCTTTCAAGGCTTCTCGGCTGTTAACGACCATTGTGTTGTCGCCAATCATTTTTCTCATTTCTTCTCTTAAATCTTCCGGGTCTTTATCTTGAAAGTGCGGCGTTCCGTGATTAATTACTATTTTAGGGATGTCTTGTATCTGCTCGTTCATCATCCGATAAGGCACGCCTTTATGGTCGCCATATAAGCATTGCTGATCAACATGTAAAATAGCAAAATCGTATGATCCTGGCTCATAGTGGTCAACAAAGAATAGGTTTTTAGGAACTGGCCGACTTTCTTCATTCCATTGTTTAATAGTATTTTTGATATAGTAAAAATTAAACTCCGGGAAAGCGTTAATAAGCGATGCCTGATGTCCAATATGCCAAGCATACCCAAATACGTTAAGCTTTTTCATATTATTTCAATTTTGATGGAAATTCTAAATTACAAGGCGGAACATAGACAAGGAATTTTCCATTGACTAATCCGACAGGATAAAGACCAAGTTCCCAAAGAGGAATGAGATTGATAAAATTTCCTTTCGGATATTTTTCTTTATATCCATCAAGATTAAGAGCAAGAATATCTGCTGCGCCCCATGCTGCGCCCCGTGCTGCTTCCCGTGCTGCTTCCCGTGCTGCTTCCCGTGCTGCGCCCCATGCTGCGCCCCGTGCTGCTTCCCATGCTGCTTCCCATGCTGCTTCCCGTGCTGCTTCCCATGCTGCTTCCCATGCTGCGCCCCGTGCTGCTTCCCATGCTGCGCCCCGTGCTGCTTCCCATGCTGCTTCCCATGCTGCGCCCCGTGCTGCTTCCCATGCTGCTTCCCAATCTTGCGGAGTTCTTAAATGTTTAAATTCAAGACTAGCCTTAACTCCAAAAGCTTCACAAGCTAATTTAACTTGGCTTTCTACCTCTCCACGATTGATATCCTTGGCCGGTTTAAACCAACTAATCTTTTTAATCCGAGAAATATAATCGTTCAAACTCTTCTCTACTTCTTTAGGAAATTTTTGATTGTAATTCATATTTTTAAAATTATTTCTTTTTGTTAGCGACGACTTCCCCAGTGATAATATCTTTCTTATCTTCTAAAATTATTAAAACTTCATCTGGCTTCTTTTCCGACAATTCATTTAGCCGGTCTTGAATAAATTGCTGATACTCGAAAGTCTGCTTAATATCCTGCTCGACAGTCAAAATAAGCGGAACTATCTTGTCGGCCTTAGCCGGATTTTCATCTAAAGCCTTTCTATTAAAATCGCGTGTCATGATAAACTCGGCGAGCTGATACTCTACATTAGCCAAAAGTTTCTTTGTTAGCTTGGTTATTTTTTCCACTGTCATTGTAATCATTTTTTTAAAATTAATTTTTCTAATTTAGAAATTTTTTCTTTTGCGCTATCAATTATTTCCTTTAATGTTCATACCGCATTTTTTATGGTTTCGTTATAAATCTTGAAAAAATACTCTACGCTATTTTTACCCAGCTCTTTGCAATCACTTAGGGCTGTCCGGGCGACTTGATTGTGATCGCGGAATGCTTTAAATACGCTGCTCGCTTTCTCTTGCCCATTAATGAAATACTTAATCGCATTAACTGCTTCGTCTTGCCATAAGCTAATCTTGCTCTTGGCCTGCTCTGGTAGCCCCATCCCCCTGTATAAATCTTTTAAGTTTGGCGAGCTTGGCTCGCTATTATTAATACTCTGTTCTACTCTACTCTCCTCTATACTGGCTAAGCCAGTGCTTAGCACATATTTTTTATTTTTGGTCAATACTAATTGTTTCTTTTCATTTTGATACTCTGTATCCTTAATTCTTCGATTATCAAGCCAATTATTAGTATTCCAGTCTGTTATAACAACAACACCGGTAGGGAAGCATATTAAAAAATCTTTTGATATTAATACCTTGATATCATCTTCTGCGCCGCCATGTATTCTCAAAACTTTTTTATATGATACAAACCCCTCATCATCAGCTTCCATGCCAAGTAAAAAGTATAATGCTTTAGTGGTCATTGGAAGATCCATAAATCTGTCTGTGTCTATAATTGCTCTGTCGAACATCCTCTTCTGTGCCATACTTTTATTTTTCTAAAAAAATTATTAATTGATTTCTATCGTTTTTTGTTTGACCAAATTTTTTATGAAATTCTTGATGTGATTTATCTGATAATGTTATACCGTTATTAATATCAAATCTCAATTTCTCATTATCTGAAAAATTTTCTACGTGGTGAGCTTGCAGTTTGACACCCCTTTTCCCCATCTTCTGGCAAGTCCAATTGTCGCGAGCAAAGACTGCTTCGCGCCAAAGACGAATTTCGAGAGATGTTCTTATTTTTTTATTTTTTGGAGTAATTCCATTTTTCCAATTATAGTGTCTATTTCCACTAACCTTTTTACTAATTTCTTTTTTTGCTGTTTGAGTTAAAGAATATCTGCCTGTTTCTGTATTAAAAAATATTTTTTCTCCTGTTATAAAATCTTCCCTCAATATTTTCATTTTTAGAGATTATTATAATAAAGATATCCACATTGTGAATATTACTATTTTTATTATACTACTTTATAAATCACTTGGCAAATAGCTTGATTTATCGGTCTGTTTTGCGCCCATCTTTCCGGCCGTCTGGAGTATCGGTTATCATTCTCTTGGCCGATTGTATCTTCTCATACAAGTCTTGGCGGAAGTTTTTTATCTTCCGATAAACCATATACTCGGTTGTCGCCTGCGCGTTAAGTTCGGCATCAGCTTTACTTTTTACGTTCTGGCGCATTTCCGACATTACTCTATAAAAATAACTTTCAAACTCCGCTTCCAATATTCCTAAGCGGCAAAGATTGCCGCTTAGCTTGTTCACCCATTCCAACGCCTGATTCGGTGTCACCATGTCCGGCGGTGTCGATCCCATCTCCTCCGTAATTTCTAGGATTGTATCGATCAGACCCATAGCTTGCGACTGTGCCGGGTTTAAATTTAAATTTGTCATACTGATATAAATAAATGTTTTGTAATTTTATTTCAAATTCTTTATCGAATGTCGCACGTTGATGGCATCTATGGCATAGCCAGACTGATGGGCTTAAAGCTCTCTGGCTTGCTCGCCAAAGATGGTGTTCCTCTAAGCCCACCGCCCAGCCTGTCGTTCCGCAGTAAAAACATTCATCGGGAAAACGCTGATATTTATTTTCCAGCATTTTGACTTTCCAATTCTTTAGCCGCTCTTTCTTCTTCTGCCCTTGCTTTGGCATCGTTAATTTCCGCTTCCGATTCCTCTGCTTTTTTGTCCTTTTTAGAGGTAGGCTTCTTTTCGCTTTCTTCAATCAAAATTTTATTACCGATTGAATTAACGACTGAAATAATCTCGTTTACTTTTTCAATGACAATTTCTTTAAATTGCCAATCCGCTAACTGCGCGGTATTTTTGCTTAATAAAGCAATAAGTTCTCCAATTCCCATATGGATTTATAATTAATTTCTTATCTCTACTTTTTTAATATTTAATAAGTCGATTATCGCCGCCGACATGTCACTTATTAATTTCACTTGCCGGCAAACTGCCTGGCTTTGCTCGTCATCAGCCATCATTAGGCTGGCATGTGTCGGAGCTAGAATCTCCCTTAAAGTTGCTAACAATACGTAGGTGTTAACATCAGCCGGAAAATCATTTAAAGTTTCCTGAATAATTTTTATTGCCTAGTTAATCTTGTCCATTTTCGCCCTCCTTTCTATCGCGATTAATGCTTTTTTCGATTTCAGCTTTATCGTGTCTTAATTTTCTGATAGCACTTTCGTGGCCAATAATTTTAACATCGATTTTTCTAATTTCATTGCGCAAAATTTGGTCTGCTTTGTTCCACATAATTTTAAATTTTAAATTCTCCGACTTTTTTATATAAAACCACTTTTGTTTCTTCCCTTTTAATATAAAAGTCTTGCCAGTTTTCTTTAGTATAGCCATTATCAGCTAAAAACTTCTGATATTTTTTTCCCTTTTCAAGTCTTTCGTTTTCCGCTTTTTCTTTGGCTATCTGGTCCGATTCCTTTTTTTGCTTCCTGTTTTTTTTGTCAATGCGTTCTTGGTCTTTTCTCTTTTGGTCGTCAATCAATTTCTGGCGATCACGTTTGGCCTTATCTTTTTCTTTTTGGATAGCTCTTTTCTTTTCTTCTTCAGCTTCCTTTTTAGCATTGGCGGCTGCTTCCTTGCGCGCATTAGCTAAATCTTTCTGGCGTTTATCTTCATTACGCTTATTTTCGGCATCTATTTTAGCTTGTTTTTCTTCTAAGTGCGCCATTTTCTTATCGATAAAAAACTCGGCAAATTTCTTATCGTCCATATCTAAAATTTCATCATCAGTCATAACCATTTCAATACTTGACAGCTTTTCTTTTCTTTCCGGCAAAATAGCTAATCTTTCCTCGCGCTTTCTGGCATCATCGATTTCCTTTATTTTATCGTCTAGTGGTTGTTCTACTTCGGAAATTATTTTTAACAAATCTTTTTCCACCTCAATAATTGCCTTTTGAAATTTAATTGCCCCATCACGCTCGGCTTTTAAATCTTTGACTAAATCAGTCCGTTTTGATTGAAGAACTTTTTTATTTTCTTTCATTAACTCGTATCCGGTCGCGCCGGTCGCACTTGCGACAGTTGCTTTCACGTTCTCCACTAATGCGGAGATTTCCGCTTTTAGCGGATCAAATTTTGAGATTGATAGCTCATTCATAAGTTTATAATTAAAAATTATCTAAAATACAGAACACTACACCAAGAATTATCCCACAAACACCTAAGCCAATAATTATCAAAATTATCGCCACTAACCAATCTACTGTTCCCCATGGAATAATGTTTATTTGCCCATTACAGATATTAATTAATTTACTGTTGCCAAAATTACTAACTGTTTTTAAGCATTGCTCTAATGTTTGAGAATCTAAATTTAAGTTAACGTTCTCCATAGATTTAATTTTTATTAATAATTTTCTTAATTGCTTTTATCTTTTCCTCGCCCATTTCAAGGCCGATTAAAAGTTTTTTAAATTTGTCTGGATCGGGATATATCCTGTAAATAAAAATTGATTCGGGGTAATTAGGATTATAGGCTACGAAGTCGCACCACTTTCGGCCGGTTATTAGTAAGAGCATCTGCATTTGCCAGATATATTTACTCTCAATTACTTTTTCCTTATAAAGCAGGTATAAAAAATAGACTTCATCTTTCGGGCATTTAATCTCTATTAGTCCATCTTCCCCTACCAATCTATCGGGGCTGCAACCGGAATATTCCGAGTATTCAATAAACCCAATCTTTCTAACCTCAAACTCGTTATTAAAACTATAAATTGAAGCTGCCTGGTCCTCAAGCTCATTCCCTCTGTCAGTATCTCCGTTAGAAAAATGTTCTTTATCTGCTCGCGAGTAAAACTCGGACATTAAGGATATTATGTAAGTTTCCAGTCCTTTGCCATTGTTTCCTATCTCTTGGCCGTGGGATGCCGTCATTTTCCCCTTACGCATGATAAACCATTCTTCCGAGCCTTGTTCTAAATCGTAATGATATATTGGATACATATTAGTCCATTAATTTAGATGATCCAATAAACGCTTCGTAGATTTTCTTTACTTCCGGGCTGTTTGTCTTTGGAAATTCTTTTAAGGAATACCCAGTGACATCGTTTATCATTGCTAATCCCTCGCTCATTTTCTTCGCGCCTTTATGGATTAATACCGTCTTTAATTTGTCGAGATAGTTGGTTGTGTCTTTTACTTCTTTATCTTTTGGAAGAGCCGCTTCATTGTCATCATCTCCTGTTAAAATTCCGAAAACATTACAAAAAGCATAACGCTTGGCAAACGTTATGGCTGCGGCAGTCACTTGAGAATCGGACATTATTTTAGTTTTGTTTCCGAGAGGAACTTCCATGCTTGACGGCTCTGAATGCCCGGACTGATGTTTGGCGGTGCAAGTCGCTTTGACTTTATTGTCGCTAGTTTCTGTTTGAATAGAATAGCTAAATCCGTGCTTTAATAAAAGCGGCTTGACTTGCGATACGATTGATTCAAGAGGAGCATAACTATAAGCAACTTTCTCCTCTTTAGTTTCAACTGACTTAGTTTTTTTAATAACCGGGCATTCAGATTGGAACGCGGCCATCGCCCGATCGAATTCTTCTTTAGCGTGTTCCTCTTTTAGGGATTTACGCATAGCAAGCAAACGTTCCATTGTGCCAACGTCTGCCTTGCTAGCAATAGCTTGAGAGATTAAATTTTCGGCATTAAATCCAACAGATTTTTCTTCAATTTTTGCGATAGCTTTGGATGTAGTTTTTCTCTCTTTTTTTACTTCCGTCACTTCTCCGTCAATGACTTCTTTTTGAGCCTTAGTCGCAGGCTTTGTCCGTGATTTTTTCATTTTATTTGTTTTAAATAGTTATCCCCAATGATATTTTTATTATATCAAATATAAAGTTAAACAGCAAGTCCTATTTTATTTTGATATTACGCCATTTTCTGGCCGTAATTTTGAGCTTATCTTTTTTGGCCAATTTCTTAATAAAATAGGCAGCGGCCTGACTGCTCATTTTGAATCTGTCCGCGATCTCTTGTCTTGTAGGCGAATACTTATTGTCATCTATGTAGCCATAGATAAACGCCAATATTTCGCTCTCTTTTTCTGTTATTGGTAAAAAATTACTCATACTTATTCTTAAATTATTAATTATTCAGCGTATAGATAAACCGCGTATCCGTCACCCGGCGTTCTTTCTCCTTTACTGCAATCTTTGTCCTGTATTTCTTGATTGCATTTAAGCCATGCGCTAGTCTTGCTTCCGCAACACTTTATAACGTGTCCAACTGGCTTTTGAATGATCCGTTCGACAATAATGTCGTTTCCCTTTACTGCTTCATGATTATTATTTTCTAATTGACTAATTCTTGCTTCCAACGATTTTAATTGTAAATTATATTGCTCGGCGGCTATCCTTTCAACTATCGCCTTATCAGGGTAGTAATTGTATAAATCTGGGTTTTCTTTCCAGCCGTATTTTTTTGCCCAATTATCCAGTTTGGCGTTATTAGTTGGATCTCCTGGAAATGCCTTTTGTAAATCTGGTCGCCTATTCCATAAGTTAACGAGCGCACTATCGAAATAAAACGCCGAAGTCGGAATTGCTAGCGTGATAAATATTAAGATTGAAATAATTAATTTTTTCATAGACTATTGTTTTAATATTAAAATTTTTTCCCATTTATTAACATTCTCAAAGCGTTCTTCGCAGCGTTTCTTAATTGTTATATTATCCAAGTCCATTCCAACTTTTAACAAATTGCGCCATCTCTCATAATTTCTAAAGCTAGGCACTAAATCGGTCTTTGCCCACGAGCCATCTTCAAGCTTAAATTCCACTCGGATATATGATCCGCGATTCCTGCTATACTCTATCGGATGAATTTTTGAAATAGTCGCGCGCATATTAATTAACTTCTTCTATTGATACATTTATTAAACCTAGACCTTTATCGGCTATCTGCTCAAAGGCGTGGCTCGACATATCGACTAATCGCTCGATACACGTTCCCGGCTCGTCAATTTTATATTTATAGCGATCTTCGCAACTCATCGGACCATGATCATTCACATAGCACACAACGCTTTTTCCGTTTTCAAGGTTGGTTGCTTTCATTTTTCCGTATCGATTCCAACCTCTTGTCGCGCAAGTATCATGACTTTTACTCCACTCATTCCCCGGAGTATCGTCATCCAGACTGTAATCATACCAACTGGCGACCCCTGTGGCTGTCATTTTGAGGGCTGACGGCGTTATTTCGGCTTTAGGCGATAATTCTACAATTTCTACTGCTTTGACCGCTAACGGCTCAAATTTGGCCGAATTTGCCCATACAAGAGCGAGGATAATCAAGATTATGAGGAATATTGTTATCCATAGGCTTTCGGGAACAGTTTTGTCAAAGAAACTAGCCTTTTTATTGGCCTTACTCCACCCTACATTTTTTATTAGCATATTTTTGTTTAGTAAACCTTTTATGAAAACTTTTTAATTCGTTTATTGTTCGGAATATTTTATAAGCCCAGCAACCTTGATAGATACAGTATTTTATTGCTTTGCGCCAAGGGATCTGTTCTTTATAATGCTTGCAGTAATAAAACATATTAATCTTCGTTATCTCTTTCAATATCGTATGGCTCTACCATTTGGCAGACAGGATAATCAGGACACATCTCGCATTCTCCGCAGTCGTTAATGTAGTCTTTTTCAGTTGGGCAATATTTCATAAAATAAAGTTTAGTTTTAATCTTGATTTAATCATAACAAATTTAAAGTCTTTTGTCTAGTCTTTTATCAAGTTTTAATAAATCTATAATTATGCTAATTTTGGCTAAATAAAAAATACATCTGAAAAGTTTTCCCCAGATGTATTTTTGAAATATAATTTTTTACGTTGTGTAATCTGTTGGCAGGTCAATCTCTTTTTCTTTTTCAATTTCCTTATCAAGTTGATAAACTTTGTTGAAAATATCATTTTTAACCGGCTTAATAGTCAAGATAATTTTATCAATTAAATATTCGTATTCCGTAATTACCATTTCTTCATCGAATAACTGATCATTAAATCCCTCAATATTGACTGTATCCCCTACCTCAATGCTTTCTATGTTATAACCAAAATTATTTTCATTATTATCAAAGACAGTTAACTTAACGGAAATGTCCGGGATATTATAGGCATCTAAAATGCTCTGCGCATAATTATCCATAGTGGTAGTATCTCCGAAATTTCTATCAGTTTCTTTATAAACCCTGCGCCCATATTGCCCCTGCGAATAAACATCGCTATATTTTTTATAAACTCCAGCAACCTGTCCGTCAAACAACAAGACTTCGTTGATTATATTTTCCATGTTCTTGTCGCTCTTTATCTCCTCGAAGTGCTTGCCGTAGTAAAATTTGTGAACTGCACTTGTCGCCTTTAATTTAAAATGAAATATATTATTGCTATCTAAATACCAATACCACCCGGCCGGAGCAAGCCGTCTGGCTGTTTCTATGGCATCAAAATACGTCATGGCTTGAAAAGTATAACTAGCATTCTGGCCGACAGTATCAATTACACCGCCATAAATCAAAACGTCAGGGATAGACGTTTCAGCTAAATAACGAGTAAATATATTTTGAACAATAGTGCCAATATCGACTGCCGACTCTACTATCGTGGTAGTCGTTCCATTTTTATAAACGTCTTGACTTAATTTAGCATGATAACCCAATAATGAAACTCTTACACCTTGCCGGCCATCTTCTATATATGGTTGATAAGAAGAAATAAAACCACTATAAATTATCGCATCATTTGAGTCTTTATCACTAACATGTATTTCTACTCGATTGTTTAATCTGACATCATTATTCTCGCCAAAGTCATCAAATTGTCGCGGCAGAGTGATAACACATTCCCCATATCCGCCATTTATACTTTTAACAAAATGCTCGAACTTAGCATCGTTCCACGATTCGGTTAATAATACCCCTGCCGGAGTATAAGTTTTATAAAATATTTTCTTTTTTGGTCCGATCATAGAAAGCGCGGATAATAATTAATGACTGTGGCAACTGAAAAAGCCGCTTGTGAACCGCCAAAATATAAAGCAAATGCTAAATCACTGCTATAATTATTTGTCCATGTCGCACCGCTATCATCACTTGTAGCATAATTTCCTTTAGCATATAAATTGCCGGAAACTTCTCTAACCATATATTGGTTAGATCCATCGCCTGCGGTCGTCTTAAAAACTATCCAATATCTCGTATTGGCGTTTAAAGTGAAATTAGCAGCCGCAGTCAAAACAACCGGACTATCAACAGAAGCGGCCGGGCAAGTAAATGTTGCTATCGGCGTTCCGTCTGGCTCTCCGTTATTATCACCTTCAATCGTTATTGTCAGCGCATTCGGTGGCGTGCCATCTTTAGTTAAATAAACCTGTAATTTTCTATAAGTAGCATCAGTATGCCTTACCATGAAACTCTGGGCGCGCTGATAAATGTCGTAAATAAATCTTTCTGTATATGATCCGCTAATTATTCCATCTTCTGCCAGCAGTGACCCGAAGTTTATTCTTACACTATTATCTCCCTGAACAAATCGGGGAAACGTGCCATAGTAAGGAACTTCAACGCCGTTCTTTTTTACTGTCTTATTTTCGCAGTCTATCTCTAAGGTATCGATATTTACAAATGCACTTGTCACAATCAAATAATCATCAAAAGTTAATGGACTATCGAAATTTCTAACTTTTACGCCAGCTATTCCCCCGGCAGTAGTAAAGACTAAATTAAATATCGGCTTTTGGTCGGTGCTTCCATCGGCAACCGAGAGAGTAGCGGAATAATCGCCTGATAAAGTATTATTATATAATTCCGTTAATGAAGTTTTTTTACCAATGCCGTCTGACACTAAAAATTCCGCCACGTAAGGACAATGGGAAATATGAAAAAAATCTCTTTCTTCCATGCTTACCGCCCGACAAGTAGCAACGTATCTCCGCAAAGTTCCGCCGTTTGGTGTAATGTCTAAATTCTTCTCTTTACCAGCTAATAGTTTTTTTAAAGTATCTATTTTCCCTTGTAAATCGGCCGCGCTAGATCCAACTAAAACGCCGGAGATTGTTATTATTTTTGAAGCTAAATGTGTATTTACTATAATTTCTCCGTCATCTTTAGCCTTAGGAATGCTATCAATTTCACGATTAAAACTATCCGCGCGCGCATAGCGCACGACATATGTAGAGTTAATCAGCTCTGTATTATCAAATTTTATGCTTTCGGCCATATTATTTTATTCCTTGATAAGTTAATCTCATTTCCCGGCTAAGTGCATCTTTAATTTTTTTTATCACCGAATCGTCTGTAATAGTTGAATTATTAAAATTTATTATTACAGATGCGCCACCTTTATTCGGAGGGATGATAGTTTCTCCTCCATGGACCATTGCTATTTGCGGCGCACCTTTCGGACCAGGCACAACGCCGCCCTCGGCAAATCCCAATAGTTGAAATCCAGATTTACCTCCGCTTATTTTTGCCGGGTCAGATTTTCCAGTTATCCTGGTCATGATAGACGACTTATTTCCTAAACCTATCATTTCTAAAAATGTAGGCGGTTTAGTTATGTCTGACTGTAATTGCATTCCCTCTTTAATTTGCTTGTCTAATTTTGATGTATCCTTGCCAGCCTTTTTCATTTCATTCCTAAGATTGACAAGCTTTTTAGTAGCTACATCTATATCTCCGGCCGCTTCGGTTATTTTTGTCACGTTGGTCGCATTCAATAATTCAATCATTCCTTTTAAGCCATCATTGATGTGCGGCAGAACTTCATTACCTAATTCTATCAAGATTACATTTACGTTATTTTTAAAAGTTTGCATTTGTATGGCAGTTGTTTCCGCGGCAACGCCAAATTCTTTTTCTAAAGATGTATTGTTTTTCCAGCCAGTTTCAGAGGTAGTTAAATTAGTATTTAATTGATCTAAATTTCCAGTTAGTTTTGTCATTACTTTTCCACCGATTTGACCGAAAATATCCATTGCCGCGATATTTTTATCGGTAGCCGATGGTATTTTTTCTAATCCTCTAATAACATCACTAATTGCTCCGAGCGCATTTTCATCTAATCTTTTTTTAAATTCAGCGGTAGAAATTCCGGCAGTCTTAGCGGCATCATCAAGATGTTTCTGCATAAATACAATGGCCGAGCTTACGCGCGTGCCGGCATCAGAACCATCCTCACCCATTGATACTAAAGTTGCGCCCAAAGCCGATGCCTGCGCCGCGCTTATTCCCATTGTTTTTGCCGAGCCACCTACGTTCTCAATAAATTTTGATATTTCCATGGCGTTAGCCGCGGTTGTATTTGATAACTCATTCCAAGTAGACAATAAATTCTCGGATTCTTTAGTTGTTAATTTAAAAACATTTTGCGCTTTAGCAACCACTAATGCTATTTGTTCGGCTCCGCCAGCAAATTCAGGAAGCGCGATTGTCGCCTTACCAATAATTTCCGTAAAATCTTTTATATTTTGAGTTCCTACAATACCCAACTGCCCGGCCACGCCAGCAATATCAGCTAATGCATCCGTTGAAATCGGCAACGTCTTGCTCATATTCAAAAGCTCATCTCCAAATTTTTTTGTTTCTTCGGTAGTAAATCCGGTAGTCTTTCTGACTTCCGACATTTTAGTTTCAAAATTGATGGCTCCTCTTACCGCATCTACCCCAAGATTGACGGCTAATCCACCAGCGGCTAACCCTAAACCTTGAACTGCTAAAGCAGCTGTTTTCCCAGCAGACATACTTCTTCCTGCCTGATTATTAAAATCATTCAGGACTTGAGAGGCCTGATTTTTAGCTTTGACAACTATGGTTAAAACGCTATCTTGTATCGCCATTTTTTTCTTTTTGCCATATCATATAAGATTTTTCAATATTCATTATTTTTAATATTGATCTTATGAAATGGTATGAGCTATTTAAAATATCTTTTTCAGTCCATCCAAATTTTTCGCACAATTTATAAATTATATATTCTGGCGGTATATCATCCGATGTTCCCTCTAAAATCTGTATCAAATTTAGGTCATTTAAGTTTTTTTTTCAGCCAGGAGCTTATTTACCTCCGAAATTAAGTGATTTCCATCGGCGAAACTTAAATTTTTGACAATCTCGGCCGAGATAGGAAGTTTATCTCCTTTTTCGTCTACAAAATCCCAGTCCTTGATTAAAACAGATGCTAATTCTAATTTAGCATCATTTTCATCCGGGAGATTCTTTTCTTGAACTTTAATAATTTGCCCATAAGTAAATTTGGTATAAACTTCTATTTTTGCTTTGCTTTCAGGCAATTCGATTGTTCTAGTTTCTTGTTTAAAAATTGGCATATTGGTGTTTATTATATAAAGGGGCTACTCGCGGCAACACCATTCCGCTTTCACCCCGATATAATGAATTAATTATAACTCGAACCGGCTACATCGTTTATTAGTTTGACATCCATTCCCTGTGAATCAGTAGCATCAAACTGCGGAGAATATGCGGCATCGAGATATATGATTTCTCCTGTCACTAACGGATTCGGAGCTTCTTTCATTTTTATGTTATTGATAGTGATTCTTAATTCGTTTTTATCAGTTCCTGAAATAATCGAACTAAAGAATCTAATCACTAAGGCGCGCTTTCTAAGAGAAACAAATCTCTCAAATTCCTTATAATCGCTAAACGATTTTTTAATACGAACATCCAAATCAACTGATTTTCTTACGAGAGCCGATGGATCTATTGATCCACTTCTTTTCGCTCCTCCATCATCCTCAAAGTCATGTAAAATTTCTACATTACTGCCCTGTTCTACTTTCACTTCCGCCGCCGCTAAAGCTGCGCTCGCATCATCTCCGAAGTAAAATTTAGTATTAGACCATTTAAACGGCTCTCCTAATGTTGGCACTAATGTTTGTTTCTTAATATAGCAATAATCTCCTGTGGTGAATGTTCCTGCTAAGGCAGATACTGTGACACCTGTGCCATTTACATTTACAGCCGATACTGCCTTTTCTTCATAAGTATCTGATGTTCCGCCTGTGACCTTAACAAATACTAGCGTATCGCCGGCTACAATGCCCTTATTTGGCGCGTCATCGTAGTCTGTGGCCAAAACTACCGCAGTAGTCGCCGCTGACGTTATAGGGGCAATACTGAACTGTCCAAGCGCACTGACAGTTAAATTTAACTTCATTGTGTTGTTTTCAAACAACGGAGCAATACGAGATATTTCTACCCCATAAAAACGATAGATTACATCTCCCTTTAAAATCTCGACTGTATACGATTTTGATACAGGAACGTCATTATCGACAGTAAAAGGATGAGTATTTACGCTTCCCGAAACTGTGGTTGTTCCTTTCTTTAAAATCATATTCAAGAAATGGGGAAGTGTCTTTGGCTCGGCCAAAATTTTCAAAACACCCTTATGCTCGCGCTGACCTTTAAAATTAAAGTAGCGAGCAAAACGATTTCCCATTATGGGATTATCCATATCAAGATTTAAACTCGTTGATAGGCTTTCTTCATACAATGGCACGATAATGGTTGGTCTGACCGGCGTGCCTTTTATTGTTTCCACGCCGATGGCCATATAGCCAACATTTGCGAGGGAGTCTTTTTTTGTAAAATCGGACATATTTTTTTAGTTAGTTTTACGAGCGATTATTTACGCTAATAAAATCTTTTATATTAATTGTTATCTCTGCTTCTTCTGTTATTAAATCACCGCGCTCGGTTATAAAGTATTCTATTGTGACTGATTGGTCGTTTATTGTATCGCCGAGCGTAAAGTATTTTCTAAGCACTCCCATAATCGAATTACTGACCCATACTCCGCTGCTGTCTACTCCCTCTATTATATCGGCCATTGTTCTTTGCGCACTCACTTCATTCGGATTTTTTCCCAGTTCGTCTTTTTTATTAAACACAAGCCTTATCAAATATGTTTTATCCGCTTCATCAAGTCCGGTCGCGCCCTGGTTAATGTTGCTTGATGTCTTACTAACGATTAATGCCGGCAAATTAGAAGCCGGGATAGTAAGTGGATCTCCGAAATAATAGGTCTTTATTCTCTTATCGGCTATATCCTTTAAATATTTTATTATTTTATCAGCTATAATCATACATTTTTATTAGCCATGTTTATTATTTGCTCTTGGAATAATTTGATTATCTTCTGCTTTCTGTTTTCGTCCAGTTTCATCATTATTCGTCTGGGAAGCTTTTTGCGCGGAAGATTGCTTTGATGGTATTTAAAGTAGTCAGTTTTATTTCCTACCTCCACCTGCTCTTTATCATTTTTAAAATAAAAGCTGTTGCGCATTTTCCCACTCCTTTGAAGTTTATGATAATACGGACCACCCGGCCACTTTTCTCCAATTATTGCGCCCTCGCTTTCAAATACATCGTTTGTAAAAAAACCCTGTAAATATTTCCCAACCCTTAATGTCGCCCATGACCAGTCTTTAACGCCGTCAGATAATCCCTTTATTCTTCTGTGCAGTTCTGTTTCGCCCTCAATATCAAATTGGATATCCATATTTTTACCATGATTTACCTAACTGAAATATATAATTATCTTCATTATCGTGGTTTTCATCGGGAATAGACGACATCGAATTATCTGGGTATCCGGTTATTCCGCTACTGTTTGATATGGCCAGGCTAACATTATCGCTTCCTAGCAAAATCAAATTATTATTGCGGATATCTTTCAGCATCGATCTGGCTTCTTTTATTTTTACCAAACCATCAAGACTCGTTCCGTTTCCTCGTTCGTCCGGATATTCTTGCCATAACAACCAACCGGCCGATAAGAGAATTGCGATTTGTCTGATTAATTCTTGCGCCGGGCTATCTTCCCAATATGTTTGCGTATTTAAAGGCAGGGAATATCTGGTTATCAAGCTAGCGTTTATTTCTCCCTCGCTACGCGCGCGCAGGCGGAATACTCTCTCATCTTCTATATTGTCATTATTTCTAAATCCTGCTTCCTCTCTAACTTCATCTAAAAGGCAATAATGATTTCCTCCACTTCCATAAACCGCTTTCGCATCGTCTATGCTACTTTCGATTGAAGTGTATGAATTATAATAAGTTGCTTTATACTGTGCGGTATCTACGCCGTTAGCATCTTGATAAAATGTTCCAAGCGGTCTGTCTACTTCAATATCGACTGTGGCCAATAATGTAAATGAAGATTCACTTGATAGTTTTCGATAAATACGCCGTTTGTCATAAGCGTATTTAACGATATCTTCAAATTGGCAATGGATAAACTTGGTAGCTGTTTTTAATACAATATTTTTTTGATCAGCGTTTACCGAACTTACACCGATTAATTCGGCTTGTTCCATTCCCTCTCGTCCTATACAAACAAAATCATTGGCTGCTAAACCCTGATTATTTTCTAATTGCAAAGCTGTGCCAGTAGATGCTTGAGTTAAATCTAGCGTTGTTTTTTCGCTTTTTATTAGACTTTCTGTTGGAATTATAAGTTGAATAGGCATATTAAAAGTATAACATTTAACTTATGTTTAGACAATTGATTCACCTTTTAAATTAACGTGCGGCACGCTATTCCAATCGGTCAATTTAACCGGGATTGCCGGCTCATATTTCTTTAAGCGCGAAGCTGATTGCACCATAATCTTCGACCAGTCGGAATCAATAATCATTCTGCCGTCAAGAAAAAATCCAAGCTTTTGCTCGTTTCCCTCTACTAAAAGATAAGGATAATTTTGTTTAAAAACCATATTAATATTATTATTTTTTAATGATACTTTAATTCTCATAACAGTGCCGAATTGGTAGTTCCAGGCGTATTTTTTTAATGTCTTTCCACCTGTCTGTCTGGCATAGCTATCATAAATAATCCAGTATGCGCCATATTTTGCCCCCACGATAACGACATCGTGATTATGCTTGCCAGTAGGATTTAGTAGTTCTTCTCCATTATCAGAGGAAGCGTATCTTACAGTAGCTTTCAGCGGTGCTTCGTGAAGTTTCTGGTATAAATCATCCTGATTATTAACAGCATTTACGAATTCGCGATCAAAGACATAATTGTCAAGTGTTTTTAATGCTTTGTCAAGTGTTCCTTGAGGAATATCTTGATGATATTCTTCCCATGTCGGCGGCTGGATTTTATATTCTTCCGGGTAGTCATCCTCAAAAACAAATCCCTTTTTAATTATTGCTTCGATAGGATAATTAACAAAGTTTCCTGATTTCGTGTTGCCAGCTATTACCGAAACAAAGCGATCGGATATATTTATCTCTATTCCGGTTAATTCTTTGACATCCGTTTCTATAAAATTATCCGTTGCCATCGCGGTGCAATTATACTTATCTACTCCAAAATTATTCTGCACCTCATAGACCGGGATAAAATGCAACCAAAATCCGTTTTCTTCGTCTGTTCTCTTTTCCCATTTTAACGGAGAAAAGTCGCCGGCAATAAAATCCGCAGGCGACCTATAAGGCAAAGCTTTTAATCCTGTATTAAAATTGGCTTTTTCAATCAGCATATTTAATTAGTAATTTGTAAATAGGGCGGTTATAGTGCCGCCTCACTTAATTGCGCCGTAAGGCTTCAATGTTTCTGGCAATCGACCAATCTTCAAGCTCGCACAAATTAACTTTCTCTTGTTTTTTGTAAGTTGATTGTGTCAGTTCTAAAATTTCCACCTGATGATTTGACGATTTGCGTTTCAAGCTTTCAAATAGCCGATAAGGCATTTCGACTTGATACATTTTGTTTTTCCAAAGAACTACCATGATTATTCCCTTTCTAATTAAAGTAAACTATTGTTTCATAAATCGACTTTCCTATTAAAATAAATCCGGCGATAAATACACAAACGATTAAAAGAATTGTTAAACTGGCGATTAAAAAGAATATAAAGTTTAAAAATTTTTCAAGCATTTTTATACATATATTATTTTAAGTCTAGCAAAACTAACCAACGTATTAATAAGCCGATAAATGCTACCCCCATACAAGCTCCGACCCAAACTAATGCTTTCTCGGTCCACTTAGCGGCAAATTTATTCTCCATTTTCTCTAAACTTAAATCGAGCTTTTCGCTAAATGAAGCAATCTGTTTTTTTATTTCGTTGTGATCGATGATATTTTGACTCATCATATTCTCTAATGTATTAATTTTAAGTACTTGTTCTTCTGGTAATGGCATATTATTTATTATAAACTAATTTAGCAGTCGCAACGCTGGCAGTTCCAAAAATTAGAAACGATATGGCATTAATATAAACTGCCAAGTCTTGAGTAATTACTCCGGTAGTAGCCAAATAAGCCGATGTGGTAGTAATTAACCCGGCAATAATGCTTTTCTTTCCGCTTAGCCAAGCTAAGATTTTTTTTAAATTTTCCATAGGTTTATATTTTAGAAATTAATATAATTCTATCTTTATTTTTACTTAACACAGATATTTTATCTTTATTTTTTACTGCTATGGCTGGCTCTGAATTAATCGGAATGACTGATTTTTTCAGCAATCTTCTCTGCATTACCGGCTCGATTGAATCGACAACCGCGATTGCTGTTAGTAAATTAAGATTATATTCCTTAACTAATAGCTCAATCACGCTTACAGTATCCTCTATTTTTATCTCAACCGAAGAATTGATAAAATCCGATAATATCGCGTTATCATCTAATCCTTTCCCGACATCTGTTCTTAAAGATTCAACTATTAGAAACCCATCTTGAATATTTTTACCAGTGCTTATTTCAGAAATAGCATCAGACAAATTTGTTCCGTCTTGAAGCGACTTATTAACAATTAAACTTATAAAATCTGATAAATTGTTCAAGTCATTTAAAACCTTTTCGAAAGTTAGGGCCTGTGAGTCGCTTAAATAAACTGTTTCCCCGATACTGCGATAATACTCGGATATTGTGCTTACAACGTCAGAGAGGGGCAAATTTTCGGAAATTACCCTATTGTAAACGCTTGCTAGAGCTAGATTATCAGTAATTGCCAAGTTATCACCTATATTCTTGTTTAATGTCAATATTATGCTATCAGAAAGACTTTGATTGTCTGCTAAATATTTCCCAAAATCAAATTCTCTAAAATCAGTTAAGTTGAGAATGTCTGCCGTATATTTCCCAATAGTCTTTTGTAATAAATCGGCTAAGTTTAAAAGTTCTGTTTTTTGTAGTTGATTATCTTTTGATAGAAAATCATTCACTCCGGGATTATCAGTCACATTTTTTTCTGATTGCTTGGTTAGTGAATCTGAAACTGCAGGCTGATCAGCAACTTTCTTCTCTGTCTGTTTTGTCACTAAATCAGAAATGGCCGGATTTTCGCTAGCGACTACTTGCGCATTTTGTGGTTCTAATAATAAAGACGAGCCATCTTCCTGTAAAAGAACATCGCCATCTTCCATTAATAGTTCTTCATAAATTACAGTTGCCATATAAGATTTTATGCTCTTGCTATATTATATTTTAACTAGATTTAGATTAGCGTGATTAACTGTTATTGTTTCCCCACCAGTAATTGTCGTGACCCTTAAATCAACATAATCTCCAAAATTAAGATATACCAAGCCACTCCCGGAAACCATAACGCTCGATCCATTAGCCGGGACGGAAACCTGTCCGCAAGCGTTTTTTAATTTAACTCCATTTTTAAATACTGACGCATGGACTAATTCCGCTTTTAAACATGCCGCCGACATATAAAAACCTATCTTGTAATATCCGGGAACTTTAATTTGTAATTGGTCAGCCGTTGCATTAGCTAAATCAACACCCATATTCATTAAACTTCCTTGGACGGCAGATACCCAACCGTAATATGTGCTACCGACTGTTATGGTGATAGCCGAGGAACCGTCATCTTCATAAATACCACCGAAAGCTGGATAATTATTTTTTTTCATGCCTTCTATTTCTTCCCCGATATCTCCAACCCTGCCGACTAATCCTTGTTGTCTTACTCCGATTATAAAGTTGCCTTGATGTGATGGGTCTTGCGTAGAGTCATTTGAATCGCCATTAGAGGACAGGTAAAAGGTGTTTTTAGTGATGTTGGTAAAAGCGGTCGTGCCTTTTCCGACCAAATAAACAACGCTTAATTCGTCTACGGCAGTCGATAAGGTCATATACTCTCCGTCATTTAAGATGTAGTTAGCTCCCTCGTCAGAACCTGTGCCAACAGCTTGACCATTAGTGGTTGAGGCTTTAACAATAGCCACGGCTGGGTTGGTTTCTTGCGAGTTATCAAGAGGTAGAGAAATCTTGTCTATATAAACCCCAGAGGCGTCAGTAAATTCTAAGGCAGGAATAATTACGCCGTTTTCATTGGCGAACTTATTAAGACGGTAGTAGATACGAGTAGCAACAGAAGTGAGTTTTTTTGTTTCTGCGAATTGGTTTGTGGAGAGAGGGTAGACCAGACCTTGAGGAATGGCGGAGGTATCGAGGTCGGCTTCGATTGTAAAATAGTATATTCTTAATTCGACAGCTTGCGCGGCTGGTTTATAGAATCTGGTATAAAAAACACTTGAACCATTAGGCAAATCCTTTCCGTTTACTTCGATAGAAACTTTAGCGTCTATGCCAGCGGTTGAAAAATTTTGTAGAGTTGTCCAATTAACGCCGTCAATGCTAATTTGGAAATCAGCATAACCAGAAGCGTCGCCACGACATTGGACAACAAACCTAAGTCTTTTTATCGGAACTAAACAATTTACTTTATTGATTATATATTGGTCGGCGTTTGAAGAACCTGATGTAAGAGTCACGTCAGAATTAGCCGTTCCCCATCCATTTATCATTACATTTCCAGTAGTAGCGACTCCGTGGCTGGCGGAATAAACATTGCCACTAAAACTTAATAGATTGGCTAAAGCAGAGAAATTAATGCCAACCCATCTATATTTCGCGTTGTCTAAGTCAAAAAGTGAACCAGACAAAACGCCGTCTTTATCAGATTTAAGTTCGGTTTTTATGCCATTAGCGATAAGAGTAAAGATTTCGGATTTTTTGGCATATCTTTGTATATAAGAAGCTGTTTCTAAATCGTTTGAAGTATTAGCTTTACAAGTTCCGTCTGCAACTGAAGAATAAAGGTGAAAATGTAAAGCACCGGAAGCCCAGATATTAGGCACGTCAAAGTAATTAAAAGCTCCGTCTACTAAAGAAGCGTTAGCGATTGTTTGAGAAGCTAAAACATTATTAGAAGCGTCGTGAACTACTAAAGTCCAGTTGCCTGTTCCTTTTGCGACAACCCAAACTCCTATTCTGGTGGTGTATTTTTTAGTCGGAGTAAAAGTCTGAATATGAGTAGCTCCTTCATTGACTGCGTTTGTAAGGGCGTAGGTATTAGCATAAGCACCCGTTGGGTCTAAAGACTGGTCAATGTTATCAGTTGAAGTGACTGCTTCTAAATTACCTCTTATCTTTTCAGCGACCTTACCTGTAAATGAAGTGTCGGGGACTACTTCTTCGAGTTTAATGTCGTCAAACCAAGCGTCTGATACATTTCCAGCAACATAGTTGTGTAAAAATATATCTAAAAATTCAGCGTCCGCATCAGAAGTAAATTCATAAACTAAAGACGACCAGTCGTTTGTTCCGTTAAATGTTTTTGTCGCTAAAGTATTAGAATCTGTGCCTGCGACAGCCGCATTATCAAATTGGATAAAACGAGCA